TTTTTGTTTAATGTACTGTCAAAAGTCTGTACTTTTAATACTTTCCCAGTTGTAAAAGATGGTACGGTCAAAGTATATTTACCTGCTTCATTTGTACTTTCCGTCAAAGTTGTAATTGTTGTAACAACTCCATCAACTGTATAAACTAAATCAGTTTTAGCCAATCCACTTAATGATACTTGGTGATTGTCTGCCTTAGTTTTAGCAGTAAATACTACTGATGTACCAGCAACAGTAGCAGGAATAGTAAATACAACATCATTTACACCGTCTAAATCTTCCTGAGCATTGTAGTCTAAGTTATCAGAAGTAACCCAACTTACACGCTCATCAAATTCTAAACGATTGATTAATTGATAAGATACTGTTTGAGCATTTGCATCTGCACCGTTACTCATCGAATATTTACCATTTTGGAACATACCTAAAGTAAAACCTTTGTATTCGCCTGCCTTAGTTTGTGTAAAGATTGCGTCTCCTTTAGAATCCCACATAATAAGGTCGTATTGTCTGTGACTTGACAAAGAAGTCAAAGCCTTGTGAAAATTTAAACCGTTGTCGAACATAACAGTATATTCGTACGGATTTTGACCTCCTACTATTTTTTCTCCCGAACCTGCACGAGTGATAATAGTATCTTCTGCAGTATTATCAGTCATCTCCACAACTCCTTGCAAAATGATTAACTGCCCTTTTTGTTGCAATTCTTGAATATAAGCCAATTCTAATGAACGTGCTTCATCAAATTTCAAACCTCTCTCTAAAAGTCCTAATGTAGTGACTCTTTTAATGTCTTGTTTGCAGTTTTTTGTACCAGTTCCTAAAACTTCCGATGCACTGCAATTTACTGAGTTAACGATTGTAGCTAATGCCATAATTAAAATTTAATTTGTTTTAAACAATTATTTTTGAAATATACATCTAATTCTAAAATAATAACGTTCCAATTATCAATAGCTTTTGAACTTTTGCCATTATCTTCTGAATAGTTACTAATTCTTTGAATTTTGTATTTATTTCCTTTTATTTCTGTCTGTGTGCTATTAGATAACGCTTTTACAACATTTGCTAATAACGGATTTAACACTTCTTTAAATTCGGTTTCCCAAATTATAGGATTTGTATTAGTTGTGTGTACTGATTGCTTGGCTATAATTAATTTAACCGATTTTTCTACATTTTTAGTATTTACATTTTCTGCGCTTTCAACTAACCAAATCAAAGGGTATTTATTAGTTTGTTTTAATTGTGCTAAATATAAGTTCAAAGCGTTTTGACTTCCCCAATTGAATTTAGGCTGAAAACCTTGTATCGTTGGTAATTGAGCAAAGATATTACTTAGTATTTCTTCGACTACTATCATAAACCAAAACTATTATCGTGTGAAAAATACTTTAAATTAGGTTCTGGATAATCTGTTTCGTTGTCTAAAATAAAATCAGTTAACGTTACAAATTGATTATCAGAACCAAACCAATCAACTATTACATTATTTCTACTTTGATAAACTTTAGGAGCAAAAGTAGTTCTATTTTGGTATTCGTTTATAAAACTATTCCAAACACTAACTAACTTCTGATTTGAGTTTACACTTATTGAATTTTGCGCATTTACTATTTTTTCTCCAGTTTGCGTAGTTATTGTTACATTTTCTTTGTACCAATTAAAAAACACATACTTCGCCAAAATAGAATGTTTATAAATCCCGTCCGTATATTTAAGTCCTTTCCATTTATAAAGTTTGCCATCTTTTGTATATTCTTTTCCGTTAATTAAATCAATCCACTTTTGAGCGGTTAATTTATTAGCTTCAAAATCTTTATACAATTCATAACCTAAAACTAACTGCATTAATTCACGTGCATACTTGTCAATATATCTTTCCAAAATAATCAAGTTATCAGAATCCATTTCATTTAAGTTTGGAATAGATAAATCGTTTACAAAGTATGTTTCGTCAATTATATACATTTTATTTTTTTGGTTTAGGTTCTACTTTCTCAGGTTGTTTTTTTTGGAAGATATGTGCGTGTTCCTTACAAACACGCACTTTCTTTCCATTGTGTTCAACCTCAACTGTATTGTCGTTGAAATATCCCATTATTAGTCAATTATTGCAGTTATTGCAGTTGCAAAGTCGCCAGTTACAAATGCACCATAATGATTAGACTTAACTCTATGAACTAATCTTGTTTCAGCTAAGATAGTTACAAAGTTTTTAGTAAAGTCATCATTTTCATAACCTACATTAATAGTCAATCCTTCTTTAAATCTTACTCCTGATTTAGTAAAGTCACCCACTAAGAATGTACCTTGAGCAATACCTGTATTCATAATAACAGGAATACCTTTAATTACTGTTGAATCAGAATTAGTGTAAGGTCTTAAAACATAAGCTCCCTCAGTTGTTTTGTCTAAATCCATTTGAGTAGCGTCTGACGGATGCACTAAGATTGCATTTGCTTGAAATTGATTAACGTCAATTTGATTGATTGCAATTCTTAAAACATCTGCTTTGTTAGGCGCAACAATAGTACCAGCAAAACCAGTAACACTCCAAGGAGTAGCATTTTCTAAAATACCTGTTAAGTTTGCACTTGTTCCATCTCCTGATAACAATTGCTCATCAACTTTTAATCTAATGATTTCAGTTAATTCTTGCTCAATTTCAGAACGTAACAAATCAACATCATCAAGCATTTCTTTAGTAACTTTAATAAATGCAGTTACTTTTTTAACAGATGCTTCAGCTAATTCTAAGTTAAAATCAGCTTGTGATTTTTTAGTTCCCTCAGCAGTCATACCTGCACCACCTTCAGGTGATTTCTGCTCAACCCATTGCCATAAGTTAGAGTTAATAGTTCCGCTTTGAACTAAATCTAAAACAAAAGGAGTTCTTCTTTGAATCCTTGTAATACCTGCTTCACGCTCTCCTTGTGGAATTTCTCCCGTAACGTTTGCAAAAGTCATATTACCAACCGCTTTAACAACAACCTGAACAGCACCGCTTCTATTGTTTTTTAACGCTTGTAATTCGTCTTTTTTGGTTTCTAATACTTCTTTTAAAGTTTCAGTCACTTTAGCTTTAAAGTCTGCATTTTCTTTCAATTGATTGATTTGCTCTTGCAAATTCTCAACTAATGCACCTTTAGCTTTTAAGTCGGCTAATTCTTTAGTAACAGTATCTAACTGCTCTTTTGATACGGTTGTGTCTTTAAAACCGTCAATTTTCAAACCTAATTCTTTGATGATTTCTTCCATCTTTTTTTAATTTAATTTACTTAATAATGATTTTAATTGTGGAGTAAAGTCTGGCTTTGGCTCGTTTTTTGGTTCAGGAGTGATTTCTTCGGCTTCTGATTTATTTTCTATTTGTCCTGTTACGCTATTTGAACCATAAAGAACAAAACTCGATTCTTTTTCATTTGACGCCTCTAAGATAGCAAAAAAATATGGAATATAATCAAACTCATCTTTGTTGGCTATGTAGTCTATATATTTATCGTAATTCTTTTTAAACTCCTCATCTTCTGGGTTATTTGAGTCCATACAAAATGCCATTTTAATATATCGCATTCTTACAGAACCTTGTAACTCATCTTGACTATCTAACCAATCCTTAACGACTGGTATTTGTACTTTATCTTTTGGAAATTTATAGATTAAAACTTCTGTATTTCCGTTATAAGATTTACCTAAAATAGAAAATGGAACTTTAGCAGTAAAAATTTCAACGTGTTCTTTTCTAACAACTGTATTTAATACTTCTAATTCGTGATCAGTTACAACGTAGTTTTTAAATTGCTTTTCGTTAACTGTTTTTTTCCATAAGCCGTCAATATGTACATCTTCGTGACTATCTAAAATCCTTGTTGAATTAAAAGCAATATAATAGTAATTGTCATCTAATTTTAACGCTTTTTGTTGTTCAATATCAAATTTAGAAATATCAATAGGCTTCATATTTACCGATTGACCTTTTTTATAAGATTCGTAAATCTTACCTTTTTTTTGGTCTTCAATAATAGAAATATTTTCTTTTAATTCCTTAAATAATTCTTCTTTGCTTGAAAACTCTTTATCTGGAAAATGTACTGATTTAAACATATTTCTTTACTTCTTTATCTTGTTTAATTTTCTCTTGACGTTTCTCTAGTTTCTTTAACGCTTCTTTTTTTTGTTCAGGAGTCATAAATCCTCTATTTTAATATTTAATTCCCTTGCTAATTTTTCGTTCGCTAATTTCAAACCTATAACTTCCTGACGTTCACGCTCAAATACCTGATTAAAACTCAAATGCTCCCAACTCATAACTAAATTAGAATATCCAAAAATATCCTCAAGTGTATCAGTTAGGTTTTGTCCTTTTGGTTTCAAAACGTATTCTACGTGCCTATTAGTCGCCTTTTCTTGGTTTTCATAAGTACTGCCTTTTAGATTTGCATCGAGTACATCTTTAGGTATTCCGTACATAGAACCAATCATAAAGTAGTCATTAAAGTAACTTTCATCTAACTTTAAACGTGCAATATCATCTACGAACCTTTTAATTTCAATAGGCTTTTTAATTGCGTGAACATTCTTACTTGACTTTATAACATTCTCTATTGAGTTTTTTTCTTCAGTAGTCATATTAACCGACTCTAAACTTTCAGACTTAGCTGAAACAATAAATTTTTTACTAAAATCTAAATTAGCAGCCTTAGAATCTAATGCACTTTCAGAATTAGAAATTATTTTATACAAAGCGTCTAATCTTGAAATTCCTTTTAATTGATTATCACTAACTGAATTAGTCAAATCATAAATAGGTGTAATTTCATTTAATGGTATTTTACGCTTTGAATCATAAGTAATGTAGCCTTTTTGCACTTGTTCCCAAGTTAGTTTTGATAATATAACTGAATTTATTTTATCAACTAATGAACTATCAAAATTAATCAAAGCAGGATTTAAAAATTGAATTGGATTTTGTTCGTTTAGTACGTTGTTGGGAGTCCAAAGATATGCCGTGCCTAATTGCGTAAAAAACATATAATCCCATAAAAATTGAGTCCAAGTTTGCTTATAGTTTGGTTTTTTTCTTTGTGAGTATAAAAAGTCCTCATTTATCTTACCC